TTGTGCGTCCTCCTTACTGCAAAAAGTCGTTGCTGTCCAAGCACCGGCGATATATTGTCTTGATTCGGTCGCTGGTCAGCTCTGTTACATTGTTTTCAAACTCCGGGTGATCTTCGCAGTATCGTTCGTAGGCAGCGATGTCTCGGAGCGTTTGGTCGAAATGATCCATCAGCTTACCACCTCCCACTCGTCGATCTCCGACTTGATGCGGTCAATAAAGCTGTTGCCGCCGAGTGCCTTGTACCCGCGGTAGAGATAGAGGAAGTCCTCCAGCTCGTACTGTCGGATAGTGCGCCCCTCCCTGTGGCGGTAGTAGGTGTGCAGCATATCGTGCCGGAGCTGGCATTTGAGCGCGTCGGTCAGCTTGTCCAGCCCGAGCAGCTTGTGCCGGATGGGCTTGATGAGCAGCGCCGCCGCCCCGATGATGATCGTTGCCTCGGAGCACAGCGCCGCGATGCTTGCCAAATCTGTCATTCGTTCCCCTCCATCATTTCACCATCCAAATTCCGGCCGCGTGCCACACGCACACCGCGCCGTACACGCCCGCGCACAGCGCTAAGCCCCGCCGCGCCTCGCGCGTCCCTCGGCGGTCGAGCCACAACGTCAACAGCGGCACGACTGCGCCCTTGTACCACATCATCGTGACGACGCTCCGCAGCATGGGATTCAGTTCCACACAGCCGCGCCGCAGCGCCAAGAGCGTGCAAATGAGATCGACCCAGTTTAGTGCGATCACCGTAATTGCCATATTACCCTCCCCACTCCGACAGACTGTGCAGGGTGACACTAACTCGCGGCATCCAGACATATTCCCGAAGTGCTTTATTGTCGGTGTATACCGTCAAGTTTCTTTGAGTAGAACCCGTGTAGTTGAGGATCTTGTCATCCAGCACCACCGGCGCATCCGCCGGGGCGAAAAAGACGATGGTATCCACGCTGCCTGCATTGAAACTTTCTGTCAGTAATCTGGAAATATTTGCGCTGAGGATCAGCGTGTTATACGTTCCGCTGCCAAGCTGCGTTTCATCTGTCGCACCGGCGTAGGCTCCCTCGCCGGAGATCGTCACGGTTTTCGTGTCCGCGTTGTAACTCCAATACGTCCCCGGCCCTGCGATTTTCGGGTTTCCCAATTCCTGCGGCACGTCCATCCCCTGCATATTGTAGGCGGGCGCCGACGCCTTGGCATATTGATACTCCGTGCCCGCCCGTGAGTTGATGTAGAAGTCGCTGTTTGTATAGGTCATGACCGTTCCGTCCGGCTTTGTAAATTCCGCCTTGCCGCCCAAAGAGTTTGCTGTGATCTTTGATTTAATGCCGATTGCCGCAAATGCCTTTGTGAGAAGAAGCCCCTGTTCGTTAATTACGTCTGATGGGATGCTCGTACTGTTATACCAGTCGTTTTCCGCACAGAGCGCGATCTCATCATCCATCAGGCGGCAGAAGTTGTTGTATGATTCCTCCGTCACGGTCACGGTATCGTCAAACAGCTCCCAGAAGAAGGTCTGGGTGTATGCCCTGTCCCGTGGGCGTCTCATGGAAAAATGCCGTTGGAGCCGCTTTACAAGTAAATACTTGTACTGATTGGATGTGTAGCTCATACCCCGCCCCGCTTTCTTCTGATGCCCCCGTACCGCTTCACCGCGTGGCGGAACTCTCCAACGGAAAAGTCCGGGAATAGGGTTTCGGTGAAATAAAGCTCTGAATAGGCGGACTGCCAAAGCAGGAAATTGGAGAGCCGCTGAAAGCCGCCCGTGCGGATGATGAGGTCTGGCTCCGGCAGATTTTGATACAGCGCTGCCGTGATCTCCTCCTCCGTCCGTGCGCCCTTGGCAACGGCGTCCACGATCTCCATTCGCCCGGAGTAGTTGCAGCAGAGGTTCAGCGTCAGGCCGTCACAGTGGGCGGTCTCCTGCTGGATGCGCTCCATTTTTTCGATGCTCTCAGGCGGAACACGCTTGTCCGTCCCGGAAATGAGGACGCGGATGTTGTTTTCCACAAATTCCCGATACCGTTCAAAATACCGGTTCGCCATGGAAAAGAGCGCGTCCACCTCCTCCTTGGGACGGCTCCAGTTCTCCCACGAAAAGCAGTAGACGGACAGGGCCGGGATGCCCATGTCCACGCACCAGTGCATCATGTCCTCCACCTTGTTCAGGCCCTGCTCATGCCCGGCGGAGCGCTCCAGACCCCGCCGCTCCGCCCAGCGTCCGTTTCCGTCGGCAATTACCGCAACGTGGTTCAGCTCATTCATGCCGTTGCCTCCTTTGTGGCCGGGAATACAGCGGTCACAACGCCGCTGTTCGCCTCGTTGCTGACGCTGGTCGCACCGGCGACCGTAAAGAAGTTCGCCGCCACGCCGTCCAGCTTGTAGCCCACCTTCGGCGTCAGCGTGATGGTGGCTGTGTAAACAGTCTGCGGGCCAAATTTCCCATCTACCAGATCCGGCGACCATGTGACCGTTCCGGTGAACTGCTTGCCCTCCGTGATTGCTGTCACAGGCTTTTCACCAACGACAGGCGCGGTAACGCCCCCAACGGCGGCTTCCGTCACCGTGACCCGTTCCGCCTCCACCAGCCCGAAGATGGCTACGGTCAGATCCCGACTTGGCGCGGTCACGGCGGAAATGGTGATCTCGGTGAATCCGGCCACGTTTTTGCTCTTGTCCGGAGCGGTGACAGCGGTGTTCACGATGGTCAGCGCCGCCGCCACTACCGCCTGCGTGTTGACGGTGGAGGAATCGGACGGCAGCCCCAACTGTACGCCGCCCGCGCCGATCTTGTAGCCCTCTGCCTTCAGCTTGTAAGTTGTTCCCTGCGCGTCAGGGTCCCAGCCGGTGAGGGTCAGCGCCACCGGCAGCCCGACCACATAGGAAGTGCCGCCGCCCCCGGAAATTTTGGACATTGCAAGCCGTTTCACGGCATTGTCCTGTGCGATGAAAGCCATATCGCCCGCTTTTGCCTCTGCCGCCTCCGGCTTTGCCAGAAGGTCGGCATCCGTCATCCGCACTTTGCCAAGATTGATTTGTGGCATTTTAGTTCCTCCTTTTCTATCAGACAACTTCCGTTGCGGTGATCGCACCGGCATCGTCTACCGTGATGCGGAATTTTTTGTTGGAATTGGGCGTGGAGGATTTGATGACTACGGCATCGCTGTCTCCGGCGGTCAGGACCTTGTCAGCATACCCTTTTGTGGCGGCGTCAGCATTTTCTGTTGGATTTGGAAGGTTGTAAATTTTTATGTTTTTTGCGTCAAATCCAGGTGCATCTCTGTCCGAGGAAAGAAAATCAAGTATGCCAAATCCTATTTCGTAAAATATTTCACCCTGATCGTTGTCCTTGACGTAACTAACCGCCAAATATGTCCCATTAGGTCCAGCACCAAAAAATTTTAGGAATTCCTCATTACCATCTTTGTTATAGCTCGAACACTGCAAAAACACTTCAGACATACCAAGATTCCATGCCCCGTAAATAGGTGTATTCTGTTTGTAAGCAGCATACACTTCTTCATAGGTTTTATCAGCCGTAAGTCCCCCATCCCCACCCGGTGAAAAGGTGACAATTAACGGTTCTTTTCCAAAGCTCAGCTCTGTAAAGGTGTATGTAGACGGGTTTTCATCACCGTTCCATTTGAAGTCGTATATCTTGCCTTTTGCATAATCGGGAAAATAGAGGTGGGGTGTGTCTCCTTCCTTAACAAACGTGCCGTTAAAATCCCCATCTTCGTTCGTAAAAAGTGCATTGGCTGCACAACCGATCCCCAGTGCCGAAGCTAACCAACCGGGGTTTAATGTGGAAGTGTATTTACCGCTCCCATCTTTACTAATAGCAAAAAAAGGAACGTTAAGATCAGTGACTTCTTCAGCAGTCTGGTCGATAGCAATAGAAATCCAGTTCCGCGTGAAGATTGGGTCTGTGTCAGCAGTTCCCTCCGTTAGCTGGTCGATCAAGCAGAAAGAGGCAATATCGTTGACAATGCTTACCAGAAAACCTGTCTCTATGGAATCAGGGCCGGAGATTCTCTGTAAAACTACCTGCTTCCCCGCTTTTACCGCTTCTGCAATCTCAGCCGGAGTTTTGTCGGACTTGTTATCCTTCACGGTTACAAGGAGCTGTTCAGCCCCGCCGCTCCGAATCCCACGAATTGCCTCTGCCATTCCGTCCGGGAACCGCAGCGGCTCACTCGTGCCGCCCTGCTCGCGGATGGCGTCAGCAACGGTCGTCATGTCTGTTCCGTTAACTAAGTATTCCATCAAAAGTCAGCTCCTTTCGCCGCAGAAACCTGCGCCATCACCCATTCACCGTTTTTTGCTCTTAAAAACGCCCCGTCGTCAGACGGTTCCGGGATTGGCAACAGCTTCTGATCGATTGTGCAGCAAGAGGATATTTGGGTATTGCTATTTTGCAGCTGCACAATGAAAAAAACATTGATGCTCGCCGATTCATAAGTCACCTTGCCACTGAACTGGTACGCTTTTATGGATTCAATCGCGCTGCCAACCAGATATGCCTGTACCGGTAAGCGCATTTGATCTTCCACGTACCCGAATTTGAGCAGCGCCCCACCGTTTTTGGCGGCAGCCACAAGCTGGGTCACGATGTCTGTAGATACCTCGAATGAGATGTATTCTCCATACCGCTCCACGACTACATTTACACCTGCGGAATACAGGTCAATAAGTATTGGAACTCGCTCCGGGACCACTTTCTCGCCTCGGACGCGGAGGAACGCACCGTCCTCTGCGCCGGTTACGTCAATGCCGGGATCTCCCTTCTCCCCTCTCGGGCCGGGAATACCTTGCGGACCTTCTTTGCCCTGTATTCCTTGCGCACCGGGGTCACCCTTTTCTCCTTTCGGGCCGGGGATGCCTTGCGGCCCCTCCTTGCCCTGTTTTCCTTGCGGGCCGGTATCACCCTTTCCGCCTTTGACGTGCCCGAGATTGATCGTGTCCCCGTCCGCCGTGGTCAAAATCAGATCGCCGTCATTGTTGATGGCGTACTGCGGCGGTTGATCTCCCTCGTAGGTCAGGATCAGGTCGCCATCGTCGTTGACGGAAAACTGATATGCGCCTGTCCCGCACAACTTCTTCGCGTCAATGCGCCGGACGGCGCCGTTCTGGATCAGCACCACCTGATCGCCGTCCATCAATTCCTGCACCACGGGCTTGTCCGTCAATTTCACGGTTGCCATGTGTTATCCCTCCAAACGCTTTTGTAATTCTGCTGATATAAATACTTCCAGAGTAATATCGTCTCCTTTTAGCGTGGTCAGCGAGGAAACGGTTCTTACCCAATTGATTCCATCTGTGCTGATGGCAATCCCTGTTCCTTTTCCCACCATAATAAATCTTCCTTTTTCGTAGTGGACGCACTTCCAAACGCAATTGTTCGGTACGCTGTTCGTTTTCCAGTTGATGCCGTCTTCGCTGTAGGCGTACAGTTTCGATTGTGTTGAGCTTAGATCGGAGTTAGGAATTGCTACGAATCTTCCGTCTCCGTAGGTAACGGAGAACCATTGTCCTTCTTCTGTGGTCGGTGCAGATGCCTTTGTCCAATTGATGCCATCCTCGCTGTAGGAGATTGCTCTTGCCCCCACTGCAACATATTTCCCGTTTCCATAAGCTATATCGTGGTAATAGGCGGCGTCATTATAGTTGGTGCTGCTCGGTAATGTTATCTTTGTCCAATTGATACCATCTTTGCTATAGGCGGATATTTGAAAATTACCGATTGCGAAAAATCTGTCGTTTACGAAACGAACTCCTCCCCAACTTGACATGAATTCGCATTCTACCGTCATTGGAGTTGACGTCCAATTGACCCCATCTTCACTGTAAAGAACTTGATCTTTTTTACTTCCGTTATTTACTGCAACAAATCTCCCGTTTCCGTAAGCGACAAACCACGTTCCTGAAAGCGGGAGTTGTCCTTTTGTCCAATTGATTCCGTCTTCGCTATAGTAGTAATCTTTGAATCCCGCGCCTGTTGCGACAAACTTTCCATTTCCGAATGCAACACTGTAACAGCACATGCCGCTATTCTGTAGGTCGATTTCCGTCCAGTCGATTCCGTTCTCGCTGTAAGCGACCCGCCCTTGTGCCACTGCGACAAATACTCCATTTCCATAGGCGATATCTCTCCAGTCGCTTTGTTTAGTGAAAGCTAACTCAGTCAAATTGTGCAGCACAACATTGGATAGCCCAAGTTTATCAAGCAACTTGTCATACCCAGTCACCCCCGTTCCTCCGCGGGCAACGCCCAGCACGCCGCCGGTCAGGTCGTTGGTGCTGTGCTTGTGGGATTCCTTTGCCGCGCCCACCTGATCCGCCGTGACCTTGTGCGGATTTTCACCGTTTTTCATGTGGTCGATCAGGCTGCTCACCGACTTGGCGATTTTCCCGAAGGCAATGGATAGCTTTTCCCCGGATTTCATCCCCACGAGTGCTCTTGCCTCGGCGTAGGTCGGCGTCAGGTCGTTGGTGGCTGCGTTCGGTACGTTCCCCAGTCCCACCTGCTCCTTTGTGACCTTGTGCGGGTTGTCCATGTTTTTTACATGGGCCTCCAGATCTGCGCGGCTGGCGTACACCAGACTTTGGGAGATGGAGGCTGTCACATTTTCGGCGTCTCCGATGTATACCAAAACGTCCATCTGCGTCTCCAGCACCTTGTCGGCGCTGGCGGGGATGTAGTCACTTTCTCCCTCCGGCGTGTACTGATAGGCGTACAGTAAAGTCCCATCCGCCGTATCCGGATCATGCGCCAGTACGCCAACCTCCGTCGCCCTGAAACTTGCGCTTACCTGAGAATTGCTGAAAGTGGTTCGCAGGGTCACGAATACATCCCCAACCTCATAGCTGCTGATCTCCGCCGTCAGCAGCGGATTGGACAGCGCCGCCGCACTTTTCCCCGCGTCCGCGCCGTTGCCCAACTGGATTGCCGTAAATTTAATATTTACCTCCCCAGCAATAGCCCGCAGCAGCAGGTCTGTGCCGGAGGGCGTCAGTTTTAGTGCCATGTTCATACCTCCTCGTCAATGATCCGATTTCCAGTCTCGTCGGCCAACAGGTTTCCCGCCTCGTCTGTCATGTAGGTCACGTCCAGCGCCGCCGGAATCTCGCACCCCAATGACACGATCCGCCCGACACGCACCGCGAAACCGGTGTACAGATGATGCTCCGCCCTTGTTTGCAACGTCACGCCGTCCAGCCACGCCGACGCCCTCTTGACCGGTTCTAAGATGCGCCTGAATTCCTCAATGGCCGTCACCGCGTCCTCTGTGTTGTCGCACACGATGCGAAAGCACCCCGGTCTCCCGCCGTACTCGAACCATTCCTCCACTCGCCCCTGTCCGATCACCGACGTGACCGTTTGGCTCACCGCTGCCACGGTTCCCATGGTGCGGCGAATAGTCATGCCGGATTTTACGATCCTGCGCTTTTGCTCGATGTCATAGCTCGTGTCGTACCAGTCGAGCTTCCAGTTGACGGCAAGTGCGTCCAGCACCTCCTCCGCCACAGTGTCGATGGCGGTATAGATTTGGCTTGCGTCGATGTAGTCCATCGTTTTCCGGTGCAGCTCCAGCATCGCCAGTGACAGCGCCATGACCCACGGCTGCTCCGCGAGGACGTGGGGCAGACCGTCCGCGATCTGCGCATCTCTCAGCCCTTTAATCATCCTCCAGCCCTCCGTAGGTCACGGTCGCGCCGGTGCATTTCGGCAACTCCGTTGCCTTGATCACGGTGTCCACCGGGGCTGTCAGCGTTACCCGCTTGGCCCCCGCCTCCCGCAGCCGGGCAATTAGCTCCGTGGGGTTGATGTCCCGTCCCAGCTTTCTTTGCCATGTCTGGAAGTCCGCCACCGCCGCCGAGATGCGGTTTTGTATTTCGCTCACGCTTCGCTGGTCGCTTTCCGCGATCCAGTATTTCACGGTGATGGCGTATTCCACCTCGCCCGGAGCCAGCGCCGTCACCTTGTCGCACAGCGGGCGGATGGTCTCGTCGTCCAGATAGGCCGCCATGGCCGTCAGTTCCGTGCTGTTTGGGACGCGCAGTCCGTTCTCGTCCTCGATCACGAAGTAGATATTTACCTCGTCCGGTAGCGGGCTGACGATGCGCACATCGGCTACATCGCCCCGCCACTCCCGCGCGTAGTATTCATAGGCATCGCGCGGCCCGGCGCAGCTATACACGCTGGGGGCGAGGTAGATGCGCCGCGTCAGGCTGTCGTCGTCCTCTGCGTCCAGTCCGCCGGTGCTTGGTGTGGTGTTGCTCACGCTGGCAACATAGGCGATGGGGTCAACCAGTATCTTGATGCCGCCGGACAGAATGCCGTTGCTATCCGCTCCGGCCTCCTCCGCCTGCACCACCACGTCGGTGTAGGTCTCTCCCGCCGCTATCTCGCCGTATTCCACGGTGTTGAAGTATTTCCCGTCCTCGGTCTTGACCCGTGTTCCCGTCGGAATGGCCGTTGCTCCGTTTTGCGCCTCCGAAAGCGTAAAGCGCACCGTCGCCGTGGCCCGGTTTGCCTCCTTGCGCGTCAGCCCCACAAGAGCAGCCAGCGCATCCAGCGCGTCTCCGGTGCTGGTTTTCAGCATTTCCATCCGTCCCTTTGCGTCGGCGTACTGCATTGTCTGATACTCCATCGCGCAAAAGGCTTTCATCAGCAGGTTCAGCGGGTCGGCTTCGCCGATCTCCGGCTCCTTGCCCGTGGCCTCCCGGTAATACTTGGTGTACAGCTCACGGAGCTGTTCTTCCGTCTCCTGCAAAGTCATGCTTTCGATGAAGCTCAGCTCCGGGCAGTTTGCCAATTCAGCGATATTAGACAAGCTCGATCACCACCTTTGGCGTCATATTTCCGTCCTGCGATTTTCCCGCAGTCCATTCCACACGGACGACACGCGCCCGTGGCTCATACTGTTCTGTCTTGCGCACATACTCCGCCGCCAGCAGGACTTGCGCATTTTCCTGCGGGCAGTCGATGATCGTTCCGTCGATGCCGAACTCCCGGTCGAGCGCCTGCTCTCCGGCCCTCGTGGCGTAAAGCACCTGCAAATTGCGGTACACCTCCGCCGCCGTGCTGTCGTTCGCGCTCCCCGGCAGTATCTCGATCACCGCGTTTTCCGTTGATAACATGGCTGCCTCCTTACAGGTATTCCTCGATGGTCAGGCTCACCTTGCACTCCACCATCGCGCCGCCGTGCAGCACCGCGCCCCACTCGTCGCTGATGTCCGTGATCTTGAACGGATACGGCGATACCGGCGAGCCGCCCACAATGAACCAGTCCGCCGCGTTGGTCTCCGCCATGCGCTGAAAATGCCGCAGAACGCTTCGCGGGTTTACCCCGTCCTGCGCCCGCAGCAAAAGATCGAACTGGTATTTCCGCAGCTTCGGGGCAATCCACTGGCTCCGCGCCCGTGCGCCTGTCCGGTTGTGGGTGGCCCAATCGCTGCCCCCTTGGCCTTTCAGCCCGCTCGGTGTCAGGATGCGCCGGTCGCTCACCGTGAACGTCATGCCCATGTAGCTTCCCAATGCCACTTTTCGCCCCTCCTTACTTATCCGGCTTTCCCACCGCGCCGCTCATGTGCGTGTGGTTTACAAGGCTCACGCCGTTGATGGTGATGTCCCCGCTCGCCGCCGTGGCGTTGATCTCCGGGGCTGTCAGGCTGATCTTGGTGGGGCTTTCGATCTCCACGTCCCCGGCCTCCGCCACCTTGACCGTCGCACCGTTCGCGGTGATTTCCACGTCTCCGCCCTCCACCTCGATCTTTGCGCCTTTTTTCGCGGCGAATGTATACTTGCCGCCCGCCGTCACGCTCAAAGCGCCTGCGGCCTCGATGCTCACAAAGGTTCCTGCCTCGATGCTCACCGTTGTCCCCGCCACGATGCCAACGCCGGTCTTGGCGTTCAGGCTCATGCTGGCGGCGCTGCTCTTAGCTTGAAACTGCCCGCCCGCCACAATGCTGATTGCGCCTTTCGCCTCGTCGTATATCTCGCCGTTGCAGGTGCGCCCTGTCCGCCGGTTCACATACTGGGTGTAAACGCCGGTGTTCTCGTCGTAGCGCTCATAAGCCAGTCCCTTTTGCGTGGCGTACTCCTTTCGGAACAGGCCCTTGTAGCCCTCCGCCGGGGTGTTGGTCTTGTTCCACACCGTTCCGGTGGTGGTTCCCGCCGCAGTTCCGTTGCTGTTGTGGCTCACGCTCACCACCTGCCCGATGCTGGGCATCTTGTACTCGCCGTTGCTGATAGCGTTGATCTGGCGGGTCACGCTTTTCCCCCGGTCAAAGTAGGTCACCTCATAGGTTCCCGCCTTATAGTCGATGGCGCTCACGCGCCCGGTTCGGTTTGTCCCCGCCATTACTTCTTCGCCTCCTCGCTGGCGATGCAGTAGCTCGCAGGCACCCAGCCCGTCACATTCTGGCCCACCGGCAGCTTTCCGCACCGCGCCGCGCTGTTGGTCACGCGGTAGCGCCCGTTGATCAGGATGCCGTCGTACAGCCAGTATGTTCCGGTTTTGGTTCCCGCCTTGTTCTTCGCTGTGCTGGAAACATACAGTGGGGCCTTGTTCAGTGTGATCGCCTGTCCCGCCTCGCCGCCCGCCGCCGCGCTGGCCGCGCCCGCCGCCGGGCTGGTGGTGGCGTAGGTGCTGTCATAGCTCACGCCGCTGTCCGCCGTCTTTTCGTGATACACGATCTTGCCGCCCACGTCCCACGAATGGAACGCCGGGCCGATGCCGCTGCACTCAAAGTCGGTGGTCAGTCCGCTTTTGGAAACCTTGTGTGTCACCTTGTCCACAAAGTATTTTCCGTTCAGGTTTCCAAAGCCTGTCAGCGCGATGCAGTTTCCCGCGCTTACCCTCCAGTCTCCGTCCACGCCGAAGCGCAGCTTCACCGTCCCGTGGTTGGCGCTGTTCAGCTCCGCGCAGAGCTGGACGCTGGCATCGTATACGCTGGTAGCCCGCCGGTTCACGCTCTTGGTGTGCGAGCCGCCGCCCACGCTGCACTCGATGTCAATGTCCTTGTCCGCGTCCGTGTAATTGAAGTACCCGCCGGTATAGGTGCCGGACAGGGTGGTGGTGTAGCCGAAGCTCCCCGGCCTGATCTGCGATCGGTCAAAGGTGCGCACGGCCCGCTTTGCCTTGTACTTCTCCCGGTCATACACCCACAGCCGCCGGGCGTACACTTTCAGGATAAGTCCGTAGTTTTTGCACAGGCTGTTGTAGTAGCTGCTGTCCGTGCCGTCCTGCTCGTCGCACTCGATGTCGTAGTCGTCGGCATCGTAGGTGAACGCAAGGCCGTACCGCGCGGCGATCTTTGCGCCGATACGCTTGATGCTGGTGTTCTTCCAGATCACGTCCCGCTCCAGCTCCGAAAAGTCGCTGTCGCTGGGCTTGCTCACGCCGCCCACCTGCAAGGTCGTCGGCGCGTCCGAAAAGCTCACATCGTCCAGCACGAACAACCCGCACTCCATGATGCTCCGCTGGCCCTGCCGTTCCCAGTTGTAGCCGAGAACACGCGCCCGCAGCGTCGCGCCCTTTTCCGGCATCCAGCCCAGCAGCCATTTCCTGTCCTGCGCGTTGATGGTGATGTCGATGCTGTCGCTGTTGTCCGCCGCGCTGTCGGTGTAGGTCAGGCTCTCGATGTCTCCGCCCACCTGCCCGGCAAAAGGGTAGCTGTTGTAGCGCACATCCAGCGCCAGCCGTCTTGTCTCAATCATAGCTCGCCTCGTATTTCCACGGCGGCATCAGTCCGTCCCGCTCTTCCTCCAGCGCCGGGGTGTTCAGCTCCGCCCCGGCGTTGAAGATAAACGTGTCGATCTCCTGCGGATTGGCCGCCATCAGCACGTCGGCGTGGTACTCGCTGCCGTATACCTCCTTGGCGATCACATCCCATGTGTCGCCGCTCTTGGTCGTGTACATCGCGTTTCCTCCCGTCAGTATGCCGTGCGGGCCTGTCTGCGCTGCATCTGGAGATACCACGCTTCAAACCGTGCCTGCGCCTCGGCCAGAGCCTCCTCCACCATGCTGCGGTCGGCGCTGCCCTGAATGTTGATCACCGGCGCAAATGTCATGCCGCCTCCGCCGCCGGAGCCGCCACCGTCGATTTCCGCCAGCTCCACCGGCTTCACGCCCAGCATTTGCCCGGCCTTGGCCCAGATGTCCAGATTGTCCCGCCGGGCCGCCCGCTGGAAGCTGATCACCGCCTCCGTTCCGGCCTCGCCAGCGATGCTTGCGCCGTTTGTAAAGCCGCCTCGCGCAAGCATGGGGATTTCCGGGATGTTGATGGAGAACGACTTGCCGCCCAGCAGCGGCACCCAGTCCGGGATGGTAATGCCGAGACTGTTGATGCCTGCGATTGCCTTGTTGATCAGGGCAATCACCGCGTTAATGGGGGTCTTGAACAGAGCGCCCAGCGTATTGAAGATGCCAACGAAGATGGATTTCACACCCTCCCACGCCATACGCCAGTTGCCGGAGAACACGCCGGTGATGAAGTTGATCACGCCCTCAAAGATGGTCTTGACCCCGTTGATCGCGCTGCTGATGCCCTCGGCAAAGACACCGATGGCGGCCAGCACCGCCGGAACCACTACCTGACCAATGTGTAGCAGCACCGTGATCACCGTCTGAATGATCGGCATGAGGAACTGAATGGCTTCGCCGATGATCTGTGCCATCGTCATGACCACGGAACCCACGCCGCTGATGATGGAGGCGATGGACGGAGCCGCCGCTGTGATGGTTTGCAGAATGACCGGTACTACCGTCTGCGTGATGAAGCTGAATATGCCCTCGATGATAGGCCGCACCGTCGTCTGTGAAAAGGTCACGAGCTGGCCGATCACACCCATCACCGATTGCAGGATGGTGGTAATGCCTCCAAAGGCTGCGCCCGCGTCCTCGCCGAACAGATTGGTGATGCTCTCCTGCAGCGGTTGCAGCGCCTTTGCCACACCGCCGTCCTCGAACAATCCCAGCAGCGCGTCCTTGAATACCGTAAACTTTTCCAGTCCCGTGTCGCCGAACACCCGCTGCACGATTTTGTCCAGCCCGCCGAACTTGTCCGTCAGGATGCTCACCACGGCGATGATGCCGGAGATCACACCCACAATAGGCAGCGCCCCGGACAGCAGACTACCGAGGCCGCCAACAATAGGGCCATAGATACTCCCCAGCAGACCGGCCCCGCCGCTGAATATGCTCCCGACAGCTTTCCCGGCACCAGAGTTTGCGATACCGCTTACCACGCCTCCCGCTTTCCCCAGCAAGCCGGAAAGACCCTGCTGGAAGATGCTGCCCTGAATGGTAGCCGCCGCTCCAATGCCCGCGATGCCTTGCCGTAGTGGCATGGTCAACTTCCCCAGCGCACCGCCCGCCTTTCCCATAAGGCCGCCCGCGAATTGTCCGGCTCGGCTGTTCGCGAACAGCCCGCCGAGATTTCCGAGGGACGAGCCGATGCCGCCCAGCCATTGCGCGGTCTTGCTGTTTCCGATTGCCCCCTGCAGGACGCTTCCCGCGCTTTGGTAGCCGGACAACAGCCCCGGCGTTCCCGCCGCCGCGCTCAAAAGTCCTGTGGTTCCCTTGATGCCGTTTCCACCGATCAGACTGGAGATTGCCGCCCCCAGTGTCGTGCGGAAGCCGTTGCTTCCCGATGCGCCTCGGAACGCAGAGAAAAGTCCCGCGCCCGCCGCGCCCGCACTCTGGCCGCTCTTGAACAGGCCCGCAAGTCCACCCTTTCCGCCACCGGAGAAAATAGCCTCCGCCGCCGGGGCGAACTTCATGCCAATAAACGCCGCCGCCATGCCGCCCAGCACACGCACCACCTGCTTGCCGTTGTTGATCAGGTAGTCAAGTCCCTTTTGGATGTGCGGCAGCGCCGTGTCCATAGCGCTTCCCAGCTTCTCCACGCCCCGGCTCGCCAGCGTTCCCAAGCTCTCTGCAAGCTGCGTCAGCTCCGGCATATTCTTTCGGATGCTGTTTAGAAAGTCGATCATGGAGAGATTGAATTGTTTTTTCGCCGGGAGGAACGCATCGCCGATCTCGATTTTCAGCGCCGTCTTGGTGCTTTTCAGCATGGTCTCGATGGCCTCCGGGGTCTGCGATTTGATGTTGAACTCCCGCTCCATGCTTCCCGTGTACAGACTTGGGTCGCTCACCATTTCCAGCGCCTTTCTGTACACATCGAGATTGTTGACGATCTTTGCGCCGCCCTCAATGGCCCATTGGCCGAACAGGGTGGACAGCGCCGCTACCTGTCGCTCCTGCGGCAGATCGTTGATGGCCTTAAAGATGGTGTCCAGCGTTCCCACGCTGTCCTCCTGCATGGCCTTGGCGACCCACTCCGCGCTCATGCCCAGCTCCTCAAACTGTTCTTTCTGGGCTTTCGTTGCGCTTGCGCCCTTGCTCAAATTCGTGATCATACGCTTGATGCTGGTTCCTACGCGATCGGTCGATACGCCCGTTGCCAGCATGGCATCCGCCAGCGCCGCCGTTGTGGCCGCGCTCACGCCGCCCACTTGGCCGAGGCTTGCTGCCGAATTGACCGCCTCCGCGATCTCCGCCGCCGTGGTCGCACTGTTTGCGCCCAGATAGTTGATTTGGTCAAAGAGCACCATGACCTCCTCGTGGGTCATTTTCAGCGATTGCTCCCACTTGGCGGCCCAGTTGCCCGCCTGATCGGCGCTGATGTCCATGGCCGTACCGGTCATAGCGATGTCACGCAGGAAACCGGTAACATTGCCAGAGCCGTCGATCTTGATCAAATCCTCCATAGCTTTGCCGGACTGTCCCGCCGCAGCGGCGAGGCGCGTCAAATCCTCCTGCGTATAGGGGATTTGTGTGCTCAAATCCTTGATCGCGTCCTTCATGGCCTCGTAGTTCTGCGCGTATGTCTTGCCGTTATCCGCCACCTTGTCGCTGATCTTTCCGGTAGCATCTGCCAGACCGTCCACATACTTGACCACATCCGCCATGTAGTTTTCAAACTTCTCCGCTTCCTTGGTGCAGCTTGCGATGGTTGTCACAGTCGCCGTTGCCAGCGTCCCCATGGCCGCAAGTCCCGCCGTTCCGATGGAGCTGATGCTGCGGGCAAAGCTGCTGATCTGGCTCTGGCTCCCGTTCAGCGCCGCCATCAGGCTTTTGTCCATCTTACCGGCGATCTTGATGCTTAACTCTAATGTTTTATTGTTCGCCATTCCTCCGCCACCTCGCTATTCAGCTCAATAAAGTCCCGGACAGGCATTTTCAGATAAAAGTCCACGCCCGTCCGTGTCACCGAGGACAGCCGGATAGCCGCTTTCCGCAGGGCCTTGGCTCCGCCCTTTATCCGAAAAAATCCGCGTCGTTCACCGCGTTTTTCAGTTTCAGCAGCTCATATAGGGGCAGCGTGGTAAAGAACTCCTCCGGGATGCCCGTTGCCATGGCGGCGATCACGCAGGAGTACAGATAGTTGGTGCTGTTCTCCGTCACCACAAAGCCCTCGCGGGCCATGCGGTTCTCCGCCTCGCTCTCATTCAGCGTGTTCAGGTCTGCCACGCCGTTCAGGTCGATGTCCCGGTATTCCTTGCCCTTATAATGGCGTGGCTTCTCCAGATGCATCACATGGTTTTCCGTTCTGCTCTCCACGTTCAGGTGTCTGCGCACCGCACCTGCCACGCGCTTGAAAGCGCCGCGAGGCATCAGCTTGAAAAACTCAATGGGCATTCCGGTTGCCTTGACCGCCATGGCGCGGGCAAATGCCGTCGTGGTCTCGCACAGCACCGAGGCCGCCGCCTCGCCCTCGCCGAAAAGCTGCCGCTGCACGTCGATAGCGTCCTGCACGGTCATCTTCTCCAGCCCCGTCAGGTCGATCTCTCCGTACTCCTTGCCCTCGAACACATAGGGCTTTGCCAGCTCCACGATGTTCTCGCTCTTTTTTGTCCCCTCGTTTGCGGTCTCCTCCGCCGTGATCTTGTCCTCTGCCATTGGTTGTCGCTCCTTTCAGCATTGTTTTTTTGTGTGAAAACACGGCCCGCCCCCGTTTGCGCAGGGACAGGCCGTATTGTTTTGCGCCCGTTAGATCAGGCTGTTCACGCCCGCCAGCATATCCTTGCCGTTGACCTTGTAGATGCCGTTGAGCTTGTCAACCTCCAAGAGCTGCTGGCCGTCCACCTCGATCATCAGGTAGGTCAGCTCCAGCGTCACGGTGGCTTCCATGGCCTCGCCCTTTTCCACCTTGCCGGGGTTGAACTTCTTCACGCGCCCGATCTCCACCACGCGCAGGCCCTTGAAGTTGTAGCCGCCCTGCTTGTCGTAGACCTGCTGCGAGGCTCGCAGCGTCAGGTTCACCGTGGACAGGGGAGAGAGCATATCCATGGCGGAGCTGTAGAGCGTGTTGAACTGGATTTCCTGCTCCATGCTCTCAAACTGGCCGATGGTGGGACTGTCCAGCTCGCCGTTCACGCCCACGCCGGAAACGGTGCTGGTTTTCATGTTGACCTCCGGCAGCGTTACCGACGCTGCCACGCCGATCATCTTCGTGCCGTCCAGATAGGCGTTATACTCGTTGATCTTCTCCGGGATATAGTTGTTGGAAATCATCTTCTTTTCCCTCCCTCATCAGTTCAGCGCGGCGGAAAGAGCGTCGGGGTCAAACTCGATGATGTCCTCGATGTCCTCCGCAGGGGTGAACGGGGTGATGTACTGGTGGAACGTGATCTTGCCGTCCAGCAGATCGGCGGTGGTGTTCTCGTCCTCGTTGAACGTGATCTCATAGCGGGCGCACACGCCACGGGCCACAAAGCCGTTGCCGCGCACGTTCTCGCTGTCCACAATGGCCTCGATCAGCCGCTTGTTGGCGGGGCTGTCCACTTTCTGGAAGTAGGTCAGGATAAACGTGTTGGCCGCCCATGTCAGGAAGCGGCGGACGCTGAACCAGCGGTCTTTCGGGTCACTGATGCCGGGGTAGGCCGCCGTGTTGTTGCCCCACAGGCGGAAACCGTTCATGTTCAGCCACGTTGCCACGCCGAAGCTGTTCACGGTGTTGGCCTGCTCCTGATCAAGCACCACCTCCGTGCCATCTTCGAGGCAGGCGGCAGAAACGGCGATGGTCTTGTTGCTGGGGCTGACGTTGGGCGTGTCGTCGTTCTGCGCGTCGGTGTAGGCTGTCAGCGCCGCCGCCAGTGCGCTGCCGCTGTACACCGTGTTGCCCACCTTGGCAAAAGGCCAAACTGCGTAGGCGTTGGGGTCGCTCACCGCCTGCGCCTCCTTTGTGGTCTTGACGGCGGTGTACTTGGTCGCGCCGGTGTTGCTGCAGTCGATGTCCACAACGCACACCGCGCCAAACACGCTGTTGATGCTCTTGGTCTTGGCCTGCAAGGCTGCCGCCACCGTCGCGTCCTTGCTGAAACGCGGGGCCAGCAGGATGCCGGGTGTCATGGACAGCTTCGGATAGACCTGACGCACCACCTCAAGGCCGGTCTCCTTGCCGGTGGAGCTGTCCACACCGCCCACGATGTCCGCCGCTGTCACCTTGCTGGGGTCGATCTTGTTGCCGGTCACAGTCAGGATCGTTGCTTCCTTACCCGCGCCGGTGGAAAGCACCACGATATTCAGCGTACCGTCGTCGTTCCATGTGGTGGTGTAGTCCGTGCCTGCGGTCAGCGTGGTGGAGTCGTTCTTAACGGTCAGCCCCTCCAGCAGAACGCCCGTCTCCTCCAGCACCGCCACGCCGTCGTTCACCTGAACGGTTCCGCCGGTGATGGCGATCTTGTGCTTGGCAGGGTCAAGCACATTGATCAGCACCATGGGCGCGATACCCACAACGCTGAAATTTGCGCTGATGCACTCGCAGAGGGTGTAGTTGGCGAAGTCAGGCAGATAGCCCACCGCCTCCACGGCCTCCTTGTAGCTGCTCACCAGCAGCGGCACGTTGACCGCCGCCGCCGGGTCTTTGAGCATATTCACCGGGGCGGTGCCTACGATCACCTGCAAGCCCGCCGTGCCGGTGATGGGCGCGACCATGCTGGTCGCAACCTCGCACGTGTATACGCCGTGTTTGTATGCCATAGTCTTTCTTCCTCCTTACAGTTCGGATTTGATCTTGCCGTACAGAATGGCCTCCGCCGTTCCTGCGGTCTCCAGCCGCTTTCTCGTCTCGGCAAAGCGCTCCACGTCCACCACCAGCTCCCCAGCCTCCGGGTGAATGGCGATGAACGCCTCCAGCGCCTCCGGGATGCCGCCGTGAAATACCGTGTACTGCTTGGCAACGCCGCGCACCGTTGGGCCGCAGTAAACCTGCGTCACGCTTGTTTTCTCCCGCTCCGTTGGCGTGGTCTCGGCAGCAGTCTCCGCCGCCGGGATGGCCGTCTCATTCACAGCGGCATCCGCCGCCAGCTTATCGTTTTTCTTGCTCATACCAGCTCCTCCATTTCTGTGTCCTGTGTCATGGCCGGTGCGGTGCAGGTCAACGAACACGCCCCGAAGTAGTACGGGTAGGTGTCGTCCTGCTGCATGGCCCACGCGATGGGTTTCAGCACGGTGAACGCCCCGCCGAAATACGGCTTGGTGCATAACCGCTGCACGATGTCCTCCTTGATGTTGGCAACATCCTGATAGCCCTCTCGCTCCTTGCCCTCGTCGTAGGCGCACACGATCAGGCTGAACTCAACCGCCTGCGGCCCGTCGTCGTTCTTGATCTCGCCGCCTGTCATACGCACAACGATGTACGGGGCCGCCGCCGCGTCCGTGTCCACATCCGCGTCATAGTCCTCCGGCACCGGCAAATCCTGCTTGAAGATTTTCAGCTCCTTGCGGCTTTGCTGGCCGTTGTACTTCTTCCCGGTGAAAAGCTCCTCCAGCGTTTCGATCAGCGCGTCTTGGCAGAGCTGGGGAGTTCGCCCGATGCCTGCGGCCCTCACCGCATCCATATAGTTCTTCATGGCTTACTTCCTCCTCGCCGCTCGCACCAGCACCCGTTCGGTCTGCTCCATCAGTCGGTCTTGCAGATACTCGGACACCTCCGGCTCCACCATCGGCCAGACGGTAGAGTGCATCGCCGAGGCCGACGGGCTTCCCATCGTCACCAGCTTTTCCACCTTACCATCCTTGTTTCGCCACCTTGGGTGACCCCGCTCCGTGACCGTGTGGCTGGAACTGGAGCCGATCTGTCGCTGCACCATGCCGATGTGGCCGCTCTTGAACTGCACAAGAAAGCCCTTGCTCATGTTGGCATTGCCTGTCAGCGCCGCCATGGACGAGGCTTTCAGAACACGGGCTTTCACATACTTTGGCGCGTGGTGCAAAACCTCGCGCCCAGTAAAGCGCTCCGTCGGCCTGTGCTGGAAATAACCGAGATCGTTGCGCATCTTTGCGATGTGCAGCTCTGCGCTCAAACTGGTGTTGCTGGCCTTTTTCCGTTGCACAAGGTCTTTCAGGTGCCGCCTGCCCGCCGCGTTCACGGCGTACCGCGCCTTTGCCTTTGCGATCATCAGCTTGCGGGCCTGCCGTGCCGTGGCGTTGATGGCTACCTTGGCCGCCGCCGGGGTCTTTTTCTTCAAATCGCCCAGCGCCGCCGCCACGGTGTCCAGCCCGTCCACTTCGATGGTCAGGTTCCCTGCGTCATAGGTTACTCTGCTCATTGCCGCGTCCTTTCCATGGAAATGCGGTACACGCCCGCCTCCTCCTCGCAGTTGAGGATGGTATACGACCGCTGCCGGTTCGTCCCTTTGTCCAGAACGAGGTGCTTTCCCACTTTCGGCTTCGGCCCGTAGTCGCTCACGCGGATATACAGCACTGTGTAGGCCGTATACAGTCCCGTATCGAAGTTCTGCTTGGCTCCCGCTTCCCAGTGGGCGCTATGCTCTTTGAGCCGCTGATCGTCCACGATCACCAGTGCGTCCTTGCCGTCAACCGTATGCCAGTCTGCGTGTTCGTTCTGCTCAAAGAAAGCCGCGTCGATGTCTGCTGCGGCACAGTCCTTAAAGGTGAGCGGAGGGGCAGCCCCCTCCGCTCCGCTGTATTCCTGCTTTAGCTCGAACAGCGCCATGTCAGCACACGGTCGCCACCAGCCAGCTATCCACCTTGTCGGGGATGGGCAGCGGGTGCGCCTGCAGCTCCACCATGCGGCGGTCGGGATGATGCTCCACATAGCTGCGCAGGATGCGGCTGGTCTGGGAGGTCACCCACAGGCCGGATGCATCTTCGATGTAGGTGCAGGCACCGTAGGCCATCATGTAGTTGGGTCTGGAGCTGATCAGGATGATCATGTTGTCCGGGATAAGGGGCTTGGTCTCCGGCGCGTCAGGGTTAGTCCAGTCGTCGTAGTAGACCTCGCCGTAAACGTACATGTCGAGGCTGGGGTCATTCAGGTGGCCGAGGTACTTCACGCCGTTGGGCAGGTCGCGGGGGGCGATCTCGCCGAGGTTCATGCGGCGGTTGTCCAGCATCTTCTGCACGTTGGCATCGGCAAAGAACTTTGCCTTGGCCGTCTTGCCCATGATGATGGTGTCCACGTTGGCAAAGCCGCCGTGCAGCACCGCATCCGTCCAGTCACCGAGGTTGCCGAGGATGTCGGCCTTGGTGCCGCCCCACTTGTTGTCGCCGGTCAGGGTTTTCTTGTTTGTCAGGCCGAAGTCGATGGTCTCGTTCACGCCATCGCCCACAATGGGGATGGTGCCGGTCACGATGGCCTGCACCGCCATCCACTCCTCGCGGCGCGTGGTCGCGTCGTTCAGCGTGGCGTACTCCTCCATGAGCTTCTGCGCGGCCCTCTGTGCAGGGGTCATGCCGCTGTACAGATCTTCGCCCGGCAGGCGGTTCATGAGCTGGTCAGCGGTGGTCACGTCATAGGGGTTGATCAGAGGGGGCTTGTAGCTCTCAGTCTGGTAGCCGTTGGCTTTCAACACCTTGCCGCCCACGCGAGGATGGACAAAGGCCGCCATGCGGCGGTCGCCTTTCACAAGGTCGATGTCCACGCGCTCGGTAGCGAACGTCTTGATGTTGGTGAAAAAGGTGTCGCGGAAATAGGTGTGTACGGCAGGGGTCTGTCTCACCACCTCCGCCAGATAGCGGGGGGAGTAAATGTTCACTTCGTTAGCCATGTTCTTTCTTCCTCCTTACTTCAAGTAGATGCCGAGGTTACGCAGAGGAACCTCCACGTCCGCAGCGGTGGCGTTGGCGGGCAGCACCAGCGCGTCGGCGAAGAACTCGCCGGAGAGGTACACGATGCCGTCCTCACCCGATGCGACATCCTCCGCCAGAATGCCGTACAGGCCCGTGGTGGTCACGGTGTAGGGAGCGGAGCTGCCGCTCACGCTGATGGCGGCCAGCTTACCGTCGCTGTTGAGAACCACGGGAGCGCCGCGCTTCAATGCGGCGGATGCCTCCTTGACTGCCGTAACGATCTCCGCATTACCCGCGATCAGGTAATCCGGCTGGGTGGAAAAGGTCTTTTTCGCCAAATCCATGCTCATGTTCTTTCTCCTCCTTTACTGCTTCTTGCCCATGGACTTGATCGCGTCCATGAACTCGTCCTGCTTGCCCGCGCTGCCGCCGGTGCCGCTGTCATTCTTCACGCCGCCCATGCCGCTCTTGTCGGCATCGGCCTTTGCTCCGTTGAGCCATGCGTTGCCGCTCTCCTTGGCAGCTTTCATCATGGCCACAGCGTACTCGCTGGCGCTCACCGGCTTTGTGAACTTGGCCTCATTCGTCAGCGCCTCGCTGCCGGACAGGGCCATGTCCTCGATGTCGTGGATGCGCTGGCGCTCGTCGCTCGTCGCTTTGTTCGCCGCCGCCTCCTCGATTTCATTGACCAGTGCGGGATAGGCCCCGCGCAGATCGTCCACGGTCTTGATCTCGTTTGCCATGTTCGTTACCTCCTTATGGCATTTGTTATTTACAGAGCAGGAGGCGGGAGCTGCCTTGCTGCTTTGTACAAAGTTGGGTGCCTTGTCGAAAGGCAGGTGTGTGTTGACGCTGTTGACGAACAGCATCCCGTCCCGGTTTTCGATCACCGTTCCGTCCGCCTCGTCCGTCAACTCGTCGATAAAGCCGTTTTCCTTTGCCTGCGCCGCTGTCCACCAGCTTGTCTCGTCCATCCATCCGGCCACCTCGTCCTTATCTCTGCCCGTCTTTTTCACATACAGGCCCACGATGCTTTCCCGGATGGCGGTCATCGCCTCGATGTATTTCTGCAATTCCTCGGCGTTGTAGTAGCCATAAGCGCCCATGCGCACCGGATGCACCATGTAGGTGCTGTCGGTGGCGGCGATCACCTTGCCGCAATGGCAGGCGACGATGGTTGCCGCGCTGGCGCACAGGCCGTCGATCTTCGCCGTCACCGCCGCCGGGTGCTGTTCAAGCTGGTTGCCGATGGCCTGCGCCGCGAATACGTCACCGCCGCCGCTGTTGATGCGCACCGTGATCTCGTCCAGCGCTCCCAGTCCGGCCAGCTCCTCCGCAAACTGTTTCGGTGTTACCTCGTCGCCCCACCAGCTCGTCTGCGAAATGTCACCGTAAAGCAGCAGCTCCACCTTGTTTCCTGCCTGATTGCAGAATTTCCAGAATTTCTTGTTTTCGGGCATTTCTGTTTTCCTCCTATTCTCCCGCCGTCTGCGCTTTTCCGATCTCGTCCACCTCGCGCTTGCGCTTGGCCTCCGTCACGCGCAGTTTGATGTTGCGGTTGTAGTCCCCGCCGGTCATTTGCGCCGTCTCCTCCTGCGCCGTGCTGAAACCGGCATCCACCCGCTTGATGGCGGCATCCACCTCCTGTACGGGGTTCAGGTTCGTCCGTGCCGGGCCGTTCCACGCGCAGGCCGTGTACGCCTTGCGCCGCACCGGATCGGCGAAAAAGCCCGGCGCGTGGATGCGCCCACGGGCTACTGCCTCGGCAAACCATTCCTCATAGACCGGCTGGCAAAAATCGTCCGTGAACCAGTCCCTCTGCATACTGCAGGTGCGCCAGAACTCGTTGAGTGCGCCGCGAGCTGCCGAATAGCTCGTGGTGAACTGCTTCATCATCACCTCCGGCGGTATCTCCAGTCCCGCGCCGATCAGGCGGATGGTTGCGTTGGTAAACTCGTCGTACCCGGTGTTCGGGTGCTTCGGGTCTGCAAACTGCACCTCCTCGCCGGGGTTCAGGTCAATGATGGCCCCCGGCCCCAGCTCGATACTGCTCTGGTCGGCGCTGTCGATCAGCTCCTCCGCCGGTATCATTTCTCCGAACGGCCTGCCGTCCGACGGGTTTTGTGACTTCACAAATACCGTGAACATGGCGCTGATCACCGCCGCCGTGATCTCTGCGTCCGTGTAGCGTCCAAGCTGTTTCAGGCTCTCCAGCACAGGGGCCAGCAGAGGAACGCCCCGCCGCTGGCCGATGCGCTCGCGGCTCATGATGTGCAGCACGTTCCGCCGCCCGGTTGTATCGCCGTAGGCTTCCACTCTCTGCCACGTCAGCCCCGCCGCGTCCACGGCGCTGTTGCTGCCCAGCGGATGCCGGTTGCATATCCAGTAGGCCGTCACCATGCCGTCCGCGTCGGTCTCCACGCCCTGCACGATGTTCTGCACCTCGTAGCCCTGCACCGTGCAGGGCATCAGCCTGTCAAAGCCGTCCGGGCTGCATACCCGGTCTGCCTCGATCAGCCGCACACGCAGGTCATACGGCACTCCCGCCTGATGCTTCATAGGCAGCAGGGCGATGGTGTCGCCGTTCATCAGGTAACTCAAAAAGGCGAGCTGCTGGAGCTGATAGAAGTTGTCCATCCGCTCCGCGTCGCATACCGGCGTGTCCGCCCACAGGGCGAACTCCCGCACGATCTGCGCTTGCAGCTTCTCCGCCGCCGCCTCGTCCAGCCCCAGATAGTCGCTGTCGAGCTGCGGCGCTGGCATCAACCCGCCTGCTACAACGTTCGTCCGCATGGTTTTCAGCGCCGCCGTGGCCGTTGGGATGCCCATGTAAGCGTCTCGGCTCCGCTGCCGCAGAATGTCGATGTTGTCCTCGATGTCCTCCTTGGCGCTGCCGCCGTGGTACATCCATCCCCTCATGCTCTTTTTCGTCAGGTTGGCTCCGTAGTTGCCGTACCCGCTGTTGATCACGCTCAGCGCGGCTCTCGCCGCCGCCCGCTTCGCCGCGTGGACGGGAGCCACGGTCATGATTGCCCGGTCAAGGATATTCGGTTTCATCATGCGCTCCCTCCTCATACGTCGCGGGCTACGGCACGATAGGCGCGGTTTCGCCCGCCGTGCTTATCCTCTGCCTCCGCCTCTGCCAGCTTTCCGGCCCAATATTCCATTTCCTCGCGCACCTGCTTCAAGTCAGCTCGCGTCAGCATACGGCTGCCGATCTGATAGCTCTGGCCGGTGGCGATGGCCTCCTCCGCCGCCAGCCATGTGTTCAGTTTCTTTTGACACATTTCTTTCGTAAAGATTGCCAATTAAATCCCTCCTCGCCTCCGGCGGCCCGCCGGACGTTTTCTGATGGGTTTTGCGATCTCGCCCTCCTGCAAAACAGGGTTGGCGATCTCCAGCGCCGCCGTGGCGTAGTTGCGCAGGTCAAGCGGCTCGTTGCGCTTGTGCTTGCTGTCTTTCAGCTCCCACGCCACAACGCTTCTGCCCTTGCGCCAGCGCACCACCATTTTCTCGGCTGTCAGGCCGATAAAATATTGCTCGTCATATCCTGCTTCCTCATTGAGCGGAAAGTGGCAGTAGTTCGGCCCCTTGGTCTCATGCCGCAGTCGTTGATACAGCAGGGCCTTTCCCGCGTCCACGCCGATGATGAACAGCGGCGTTTTTACACGGTTGTTGGTGGTTGGATTTCGGATATACGGCACGTCTGCGCCGCCCTTGCCCTTGATCGACCATATCTTTCGCTCCCACCGTTCCGCCGTGAAGCGGTATACCTGATCTGTGTGGTGGCCGCCGGTGTCGATGCAGGCGCTCATAATGTGCAGCACCGTCCCGTCTTTTTTCTTGAAGCCCCCCAGCAGGAAATTGTCGAGGTCTTGCCATACCTGCTCTTTCAGCATATCGCCGTATATCTTCTGGTAGCGGATGCCCCAGCTCTCCTTGCCAACGCCCCAGCCGACCACCTCTACCTCAAAGCGGTCGTCCTGCACGTCCACACCGGCTGTCAGCACCAGCACTCCCTCCGGCACGTCTGCGTCGTACAGCTCCCGCCGGTTCAGCAGTGCGGCATCCTCCACCTGCTCGCCCTGCTCCTCCCACGTTTCTCCCAGCTCCGTGTTCACCCAGACTTTCATGCCCTCCGGGTTTCCCTGATCAAGCTGTTCCTTTGCCACAAGGAATTTCTGCACGATCTCTTTCCATGAGCAGAACGTGGAGGCCAGCGTATTCAGGTGAAAGCCCCGCGCCTCCGCGCCGGGGTTCTCCGGCACAAAGCGCCCGCGTTTGCTTGCCTGCTTCCACTGGTATTCTCCGTTCACTACGCCGCAGCGCTCGCACTTGTATAGCACCTCACCCTGCGGGTCGTCCTTGTCAAATACCACGTTGGCCCACACGAACGGCTGGTAATGCCCGCACTCCGGGCATGGCACGTTCCATTCCTCCCGCGTGGACTGGTTGAACTCTGTCTCGATGCGGCTCTGTCCCTTAATGACCGGCGTGGACACGATCACAGTCTTTTTGTCCCAAAAGGTCGTCTGTCGCTTCTGGGCCAAGGAAAGCGGGTCGCCCTCCGTTCCGGCGCTGGCCGGATAGCGGTCAACCTCGTCCGCCAGCAGCACCTTGATGGGACGGCTGGCAAGGCCGGTCGCGCTGTTTGCACCCACGATGGTGATGTGGCCGCCGGGGAAATTCTTTTTCATGATGGTGTTGCCGGAATAGCGGCTTTTCACGTCGATCTTGTCCCGCAGCTCCGGCGTGTCCCGTATCATGGGCGCGAGCCTGTCTTTGGAAAAGGTCTGTCCCATGTCCAGCGTCGGTTGCATCACGAGGATGGGAGCCGGGGCGTAGTCCATGTAGTAGCCCAGCGGATTGAGGATGAAAGCGTCGGTCTTACCGATCTGCGCCGCGCTCATGATCACCACCTTGCGGATGTGCGGGTCGCCGATTGCGTCCATGATCTCCCGCTGGTATGGTGCCTTGTCCGTGTGCCAGCGGCCCGGCTCCGCGCTGCTTTCCGCCGACAGCACCCGGTATCGGTCTGCCCACTCCGAAAGCGTCAAAGCCGGTGGCGGTTTCAGCACCGCCGCGCACCGTGCCAACAGCTCCAGCGTCGGCTTTGGCAGATCAATGAGCTTTCGCTTTTTCATCGCTTTGCTTCCCCTGCGGCCAGTAGCGCTCATATTCTTTTCTCACGCAGCGAGGAAACATACACAGCACCTTGTCCTCGCTGGTCTGCACCCGCCACACGCACCCGCTACATGGGTGTTTCTTTTTCTGCTTCTCCATCGTCCTCACCGTCCTCCGCCGCAAAGGCCACCCGGTAATCGCTCATTTCCTCCAGAATTTCCTCGATGGCCCCTTTCAGCTCGTCGAAGATACCCGTCTGATCTCCGCCCATGGTGGACAGGGTGGGGGAGAGCTTGGCGGGCAGCGCCAGAAAGCGGCTGCGGATGTTCAGAAACATGGACTGGATGCCCCGCTCAATGTCCGCCGTGCGGTGTACCTCGCCCCGCCGCAGGTCGTTTTCCATTTCCGCCGCCTCACGCTTTGCCCGTGTCAGCATCATGCGCTCGTTGGTCAGCGTTTCCTTGCCCGCGCCGCCGATGTAGGTGATGTACCGTGCCACTGTCGGCTGTAACTCGTAAAGCCCCGGTCGGGCCTCCACGATCACGCCCTCGTCCCGAAGCTGGCGCACTCGCCGCTCCGTCAGGCAGAGCCATTGCGCCACCACCTTGCTTGTGTACAGCTTCATTAGCTTTACTCATTCCGGGCGATGGAGGCGTTGGCCCACATAACCGCTTCCTCCAGTTTTGTGTTGGCAAGGCTCTTTTCCCGGCTGTCCGGGCAGCATTCCTCGATCAGCTCCGCCAGTTCCCGCGCCTTTGCACGGATGCTCTCGTACCGCTCCGACTGGTCTCCTTTCGGGGCGTGATAGGTGTAAACATTGTCCAGCTTCTTCATGTCATGTCCTCCTCGTCAATTTCCTCGCCGCCGTCGATGTCAGGCACATCCACCGTTCCGGTGGCCCTCATGCGCAGCAGCTCCAGCTTCTCCTGCTCCAGCGTCATGCGCTTTTCGCTCTCCTCCAGTGCCCGCAGGCTGTCCGCGATCTTGGCGATGCGGCCCTGCACCTTGTAAAGCGCCTCCTGCAATTTCAGCACACGGCTGAACGCGCTGTCCTTGCTGTACATTCCCATGCTCTGTAAGGCACCGTCCTGCTTGTCCTTGCCGCGTCCGCCCGGCACCCTCATGTCCATCAGACTGTTGATGTACAGGCTGTCCTCCGGGGCCTTCTCATACTCCGCGATTTTGGCGAGTATCTTATGCTCCCGGAATTTCAGGATTTGCATTTCATGCTCCAGCGCGGCACGGCTTCCCAGCGGTGTTCGCTGTACGATCTCCCGCTCCGCGTCCGAGAGCATATCAAAAAAGACGGCGCTGTACGCTCCGTCCTTTTCTGCGTTCTTATTTCCCGCCGGTGCGCCCGCATGGTTTCCGGCAGCGTTTTTCTTTCCTGCGCTGTTGCGGTTTCCCGGCTGACCGCCCCGCCGCTTCTTTGGCAGAGCTTCATCCCACTTGTCCGCTGCTTTCCAATTCCGCAGGGTTTGATAGCTCACACCCTGCTCCTGCGCCAGCTCCCGCAGGCTTACTTCCTCACCCGCCGCCTTGCGGGCGATGTATGCAGCCTTGGCGGTGTCGCGCGACTTGCTCCGCTTCGGCATTTCACACCTCCAAATAGCTGTGCGCCCCGCTCGGCCTACGGAAATATCCCGCGTAGGAACGCAGGGCTTCGACCGGCGCAGGGCGCACCAATGGCAAAGCCCGCAGCGTTTCCGCCACGGGCTTTATTCCACGGTATGATATTATCACGAAAAACCTGCGGAAGTTGCTAATCCTGAAAATTTTTTCGTTAGTTAGGAAACGCAGTTATACGATGCCATTCCCATGGTCACCGTCAACAATGTGTTATCGTGGTTTTTGTCGTTCAAAACCTGTATCTGTACCATGTAGTCCCCGTACCCGCTGGCCGTCAGCAGCTCTTGCAGGCTATCCGAGGCTTGCATGGTTGTGTATGCGATTTTATCCCATGCCTCTTTCGCGTCCTTGTCGCCGGTCTGCGCGAGCATAGCCGTCTGTGCCAAGCCCTCCTGCCACACGTTCACGGTGTAAACATACCCATCTTTGCTGATGGTGCAGTCGTCGCCAAAGCCGGAAAGCGCAGTCTTTAGTTTCTCCCGCAGCTCCTCCTCGCTGATCTTCTCAACGGTCTCCGCAACATGGGATGTGTATTCCATCGACGCGGCGATATAGCTGTAGTCTCCGTCCTTTTCCACCAGCGCACCGCGCATGGCCTCGCCGGACGCGCCCACGATCTCCTGCACCTGTTGGCTCTGCTCTGCCGGGAACATGACCACGCCAAAGCGGTATTGCCCCGTCAGCATCTCTCCGTCCTTTGTGAATGGCGCTGTCTGCGCTTTACCATCTTGTACCGTGATGGTCTGCGTCTCCACATAGTCCTCGCGCCCGCCCGCCAGTTCGCCATTGTAGGAAAGCTCTGCGCTCAATTTCGTTCCATCCGGCAAGCTAGTCTGCACGGTAAATACCGGCTTCCCATCCTCACCACCAACAGCAATATCCATCGTCACATCAATATGCCGGATGCCTGTATAGGCGTAATACTCAATGATGATCTTTGTATCCGGCTTCCATGTGTTGGCGCTGTTCCAGCTTGTGTTCGAGCCGATCTTCACCGAGATAACGCTGTCTGCAAGAAATTCCGTTGCCGTTTCCTGCGGTTTTTCCTGAATGTTGGTGAAGCCCGCTTCTGCCAGTTGGCTTTTGACGACCTCCAACTCCACGCCCTTGCACTTTCCACTTTCAAATGGTGCGCTGATCTTATCTCCTGTGTCCCCACCGCCGCATCCGGCCAGCAACGCGCACAACGCAACGACCGCCGCCGTCACCGCCAGTCGCCGCAGGCTCCACCTCCGCCTGTCTTTTTCCCTTGCCATTTTCTTTCATCCTTTCTCCGTTTTTATGGTTTGAGCTTGTTCAAGCCGGTTTGAGCCGGGCGCATCGTCCCGGCCAGCTTACGCTATTCAAAAAACAACTCCGCTGCGATACCGCCTGCCGCCTCACATTCTCGCTTCACGCCCGTGTCCGCATTTCGGCATATTGTAAATCTTTTCTACTTTTTTCTCTGCTTTCTTATATTTTGTAAATCTTTATTACAAGATTATCCGTAAAAAATGGTATTGTCAAGCCGAACAGGAGGTACGGCTTATGAAAATATATGATTACTCCGGGCGGGCCAATATCTCCGGCGACCGAATACATCAGGCGCGAACTACCCAGCGCCTATCCCAAGATGCCCTTGCCGCCAAGATGCAGGTCTGCGGTGTTGGTCTGGGCAGGGAGGCCATCAGCCGCATCGAGACCGGCGACCGCTTCGTGACCGACTATGAGCTTGCCATCTTCGCCCGCGTCCTCGGCGTTTCCCTTGAATGGCTCACCGGCGATTTGGAACAGAAAGAATAATAGCGGAGCTGCCAACAGACTGTAGGCAGTTCCGCTTTTCTATTTCCCGGCGCGGCATCGTCGTCCCGCTCTCCCTCTGACCATTTTCGTGATGCCACGAAAATGATACCCGCCGCCAGCCGCTCCATCGCCGCCGACCTCGGCGCAGTCCGCAGCCCCTTGCGCACACGCGAGCGCCCGCCCGTTCCATATACAGCCGCCCGCCGATCTCACCATCAGCCGCCGCATAGGCGGCTTCTTTTTTTGCCCAAAACCGCCTCATTTTCTTCCTCTGTCGCATTTTTGACCCCGCCAACTTTTCCCGCCCCGGCTCCCCGGAAGCGATTTTTTGACCTCATACCTACAAAAATTTTGGGCTTCCGAACCCGCAAAGGACGACTGCCGCGCCGCCAGTACCTCGCGCGGGCGCGTTTAGAATTTCGCGCGGGCCTGCGCGTCGTGGTATCTTCGCGGGCGCGGGCGTTTGGTATCTCCTGCGGCCTGCTGGCCTGTGGGGCTGGCGGATGGCTGGCCGCTCTGGCGGCGGATGGCTCGCGCTATGCTGCGCCTGCGGGCCTGCGCGGCATGGTATCTCTGCGCGGGCCTGCGCGTTTGGTATCTCCTGCGCCCGCCCGGCTGGCGGCGCTGGCGGATGGCTGGCCGTCCTGCCGACTGCAGGAGCTGGCCGCCGCCCTG